AGAAATCGACGTTGCGACCGCGCATGCAGGAGTCGCGATACTCGGGACGGTCATAGCGTCTGCAAAGGTGGCCGTCGACTACATGCGGACGTGCCGGCCAGACGATCCGGCAAAGTTGCCGTTTTTTGATGTCGGAGAAATCGCGGATGCCAACCAGCAAAAGTCGCCAGCTATTGAGCACAAAACGGTGCTGGAGGCCTCTGGCAATGGAACGCAAACCGTTGCGACCGTCAACGGGGGGAGAATTATTCGGCACGTGATGCGATGAGCGCATTAGCGTTATTGCCCGAAAAAATGACCTACGCATCATTCCTGGCGCGAAAATCGGTGATCGATCCTGACACCGGCCTGCATATCATCCCGGATCTCAATCCAATGCTGTTTCCGCATCAGGCAGACATGGTGCGGTGGGCATTGCGCCGTGGGCGCGCGGCGATCTTTGCAGACTGCGGAATCGGCAAAGGCCCGATGCAAATGGAGTGGGCAGCCAAGCAACCGCACGATTGCATCATCGCCGCGCCGCTGGCAGTTGCGCATCAGTTCGTACGCGAGGCGCAGAAGTTCGGCATCGATCTGGCATACGCCAAAGATCACGCCGGAATCACGAAGCGAATCACCGTGACCAACTACGAGCGGCTTGAGAATTTCCACGTCGAGCAGTTCGGCGCAGTCGCCCTGGATGAATCATCCATCCTGAAAAACTACTCTGGCGCCTATTCGTCATGGATGACGGAGGCCTTCAAGAATACGCCGTTCCGCCTTTGCAGCAGCGCCACGCCAGCGCCAAACGACATCATGGAGCTAGGCACTCAGGCCGAATTCCTTGGCGTCATGACGCGCGGCGAAATGCTCGCGATGTACTTCACGCACGACGGCGGAGACACCAGCAAATGGCGCGTCAAGGGCCATGCGCAGTCGGCATTCTGGACGTGGATGGCTTCGTGGGCCGTCATGATTCGCAAGCCGTCGGATCTCGGGTATTCAGATGATGGATTCACGCTTCCGCCGTTGAGAATGCATGAGCACTGCATCGACGTAACCAATCCGACCGGCGGATTTCTCTTCGCCGTCGAAGCGAAGACGCTGCAGGAGCGCCAAGCGGCTCGCCGTGATTCGATCGCTGATCGCGTTGCGGCCTGCGCGGATCTCGTCAATTCGTCAGATCGGCCGTTCCTCGTCTGGTGCAATCTCAATGCCGAGAGCGAAGCGCTGGAGAAGGCAATTCCTGATGCTGTAGAGGTCAAGGGATCGGACTCCGATGAGCACAAAGAGGCTGCCATCGTTGGATTCCTCGACGGCCGGCACCGGGTCATGATTTCCAAGCCACGGATTGCCGGGCTCGGACTCAACTTGCAGCACTGCGCAGACATGGCATTCGTCGGGCTGTCGGACTCCTACGAGCAGCTCTACCAGGCCATCCGGCGATGCTGGAGATTCGGCCAGGACAAGGCCGTCAATGTGCATGTGATCACCGCGTCGACCGAGGGCGCCGTGGTGTCGAATATCAAGCGCAAGGAGCGCGAGGCTGAAGAAACGTACGACAACATGATCGCGCACATGAAAGACCTGAATGCCGCTGCGCTGCACGGCGGACAGGTGCGCAACAAATCCGAATACAGGCCGCAAGCATCGCTTGCCATCCCTGAATGGCTGGCGGCGTGATGCAGCAGACCAGAGCGCAAAGCCTGATCGAATCAGGCGCCAATGTGGCCATCGGATACGGCGTTTCGCTGGCCGCACAGATAGCCGTGTTCCCGCTGTTCGGCATTCGCACATCGATGCGCGACAACCTGCTGATCGGCGCCATTTTCACGGCCATATCCATCGCCAGGAGCTATGCGGTACGGCGGTTTTTCAACCATTTTCACTGGGCAAAGTAATGAACATCCTTAACCAGGCAATCGGCGAAAACTGGACTCTGGCCAATGGCGATTGCATTGAGGTGCTGAACTCGCTTCCGGAAAACTCGATCCATCTGTCCATCTTCTCGCCGCCGTACGCATCGCTCTACACGTACAGCAACAGCGACCGCGACCTCGGCAACAGCGTCAACGATGCTCAGTTTTATGAGCACTTTGATCATGTCGTGCAAGGCCTGCATCGCGTCACCAAGCCAGGCAGGATTGTATGCGTCGACGTCATGAACATTCCGGCGATGAAGGAGCGCGACGGCTACATAGGGCTGAAGGACTTTCGCGGCGATGTGATTCGAGCGTTCCAGAAAGCAGGGTTCATTTTTCACAGCGAGCATTGCGCTTGGAAAGATCCGCTGATTGAAGCCACCCGAACCAAGGCTCTCGGGTTGATGCACAAGCAGCTTTGCAAGGACTCGACCAGAAGCCGCGCAGGCATACCGCAATACCTGCTGGCGTTTCGCAAGGACGGAGAGAACGCCGAGCCGGTCGCGCACATTGACGGCCTGACTGAGTTCTGCGGCGAAAATCAGCCGATCCACGGCAATCTGTCGCATGAGCGTTGGAGACGGTACGCCAGCCCAGTATGGATGGACATAAATTTCAGCAACACCCTAAACGCTCGAGCGGCAAGAGACAACGAGGACGAGCGCCACGTCTGCCCGATGGCTCTGGACCTGATCGAGCGCGCAATTCAGCTTTGGAGCAATCCTGGCGATGTGGTTTTTGATCCATTCTCAGGCGTAGGATCGACCGGATACCAGGCGATCAAGATGGGCAGAAAGTTCGTTGGATCTGAGCTAAAGCAGTCCTATTTTGCGCAGGCGTGCAAGAACATCGAATCTGCGAGCGCGAAGCAAGGCGGGCTGTTTGATGATGTCACGCAAAACACGACATCAACCAGCTATGCGTTTCTTGGGGTGGCGTGATGACCTGGCCCGAAAAAGCCGAACTCGCCGCAACCATCCAGCAGATGCTGAAGACGGTTCCGGTCGGGATGTTTGCCATGGCCCGCAGCGACGTCGACGAAATCTGCCTTTTTCATGATCGCGGCGTGCGATTTACCATCACGCCGCCGATCTATGGACTATCTCGCGAGTATTACACAGTGATCGAATGGGGCGAGGGGCGGCTGTCGAACTCGCGCCAGACGCACCTGCTGCCGTCGCGGTGGGAGCTGCTTACGTGGATCACGCAGCACCTTTTGACGCCTGAGAAGGAGGGCGCATGAAAACGTTTATCGGCTGGCTTTGTTACCGCATATTTCTGGTGTGGACGCGGGAAATGTGCTCAACATTCCCGCGCGCATCAGGCTGGATTTTGACTTGGGCCGGATGGTATGCAAATACGAGGGATGAGCTATGAGCCATACACCACGCACGAGCACACCAACGCTCATCGCCGCGATGCGAGCGCTGGCCCGCGACATCGAGAGCCCGGATGGTGTGGCCAGCGCGGCTATTCTGGAGGCGGCTGAAAGGCTGGAGAGAATGAGACGTTATCTGACCACGGCCGAGCATGAAAAAGGATCTGCCGGTTGGCCTGAGTGGTTTCGGTCGGCTGTGAAGAAGGAAATCGAATGAAACACACCGTCGTGACAGAAACAGCAACCGCTCGCGACTTCCTGAAGCGCGCCATCCAAACAATGAACGATCGCGGGAAGCAGTACGACTCGCCGGGCGGCGAGCGCTCAATGGGCAAGGCCGTCGAAGCATTTAACGCCATCACCGGCTTGTCATTGACTGCCGATGAGGGGTGGTTGCTCCTGCAGATACTGAAAGACGTGCGACAGTACTCTGGCGCCTCGTACCACGAAGACAGCGCGCTTGACTGCGTGGCGTATGCGGCGCTGAAGGCCGAGGCGCTGGCCGAGCATCGCTTGGGGCCGCAGGGGAAGGGTATTGAGTCATGACCGGCCAAACAATCGACTCAAACCTGATCGACCAACTCGCCGAGGCGATCGCCAGGCACACATCGCGGCGCATAACGCTCGCTGTCGATCTGTGGAGCAATGCCGAAATCGCCGCCTATCTCAAGTGCGAACCGCGCCAGGTCAGCGAGCGCTACTCGTGCCTGCCAGGATTCCCGCGGGCGATCAGGATCGGCGGCAAAG